TCATACGGGCTTCAAAACGTTTTTGCCCACATTTTGCCCACATTCTCCCATGCCCGTCTCCACCTGCACGGCGGCATCGAGCAGACGGGCCACGTCCATAAGGTCGCTGTCGAACAGATCCGCGTACACGTCCAACGTCATGCTCGCGTTCTTGTGGCCCAGCATCCTCTGCAGGGCCTTGACGTTCGCGCCCGCATGCACGGCCAACGAGGCGGCGGTGTGACGCAGGTCGTGAGGCACCGGCCAATCGTCCCGCTTCCAGCCCAGACGGGTGAGCGTGTGCGTCCACCATCCCGTCTCGCGGGCGAGGCTCTGCTTGCGGATAGGGCCTCCACGCACGTCACGGAACACGCGCTCCTCGTGTTCGCGTTGCTCGCATATCGGTTTGAGCGCGTCCATGACTATGCGGGGCATGGGCACGTCACGGCGTTCGTGGTTCTTCGGGGTGCCCTCGGCCCATTTGGCGTTGACGTATACGAGGTTGCGGCGCACGTGCAGTATGCCGGCGTCGAAGTCGAGATCGCGTCTTTGTAATCCGGCCGCTTCGCCCCATCTCAGCCCGCAGAAGCCCAATAGCAGTATGAGCGCCCGGCGCTCCTCTCCCAGCTTCCGGCAGTTCGACGCTTCGTTGGCGAGTGCCAGCAGTCTGGTAATGGTCAGGTAGATGCGGCGATCCTTGCGTTTGGGGAGTCTCGGCAGTTCGATGCCGTCGCACGGGTTGGAGGAGATGAGCTTGTCCCGCACAGCCATGCTGCATATGCCCTGCATGATCTGGTATGGGCGGCTGACGGATGGTGCGCCGGACTTATCGATTATGCTTCCGACCCATGCCTGGACTTCGGCGTGTGTGATGCTGCCTATCTGCCGTTCTGCCCATTTGGCCTCGCAGTGGCATTTCCATGCGCTGTCCATGTTGGAACCCGAAGTCGCCTTCCAAAACGGCTTCTTTTCGGCAATCCACTGGTCATGCAGCGTGCCTATGCGTTGTTTGCCGCCTTCCGGGTCGATGTAGCTGCCGGTGGCCTTGGCTATGGTGACGTGTTCCGCAGCCCACGTCTCCGCGTCAATCTTGCGGCGGAAGCCCCTCTTGTCGGTTTGCGTGCCGTCGGGTTTCCGATAGCGGACTCGATACCTGTTTTCGCCTTTGGCCGTCCTGTATCTGGTGATGTTCGCCATGATTTTTTCACTCGCTCATACTTGTTTTCGGTTTTAACGTGTTTTAACTGGTATTAATGTGTTTTAATGAGATTTGACGGATAACAGGGAAATTAATAAAATATTCTCTTTACGCCAAAATCGGAAAGGAGACGGCCATGACCATGACCGATACCGGCGTGAAGCCGATTCCGGCATACGTGCCGCCCGAGGACGGCAAGCCACGCAACGCCGTGGACGAGAAATGGATGAAGCTGACCAGCAGCGCCCGCCATTACATGGAACGCAGGGCAAAGGCCCGGAAGGAAACCATCGATGGGTCTGAAGCTCGTCATTGAGCGCGAATGCTCCAGAGACCATCAGACGGCCCTCAGGCAGTTCCTGTGCTGTGAACATGGAGGCCCCGAATGGGCGATGGACCCGCAACGCTACATACGTGACCTCAGCGTGCGCAAGACCCCGAAGGGGATCATGCGCACGCTTCTTGTCGTATCCGGAGATATTCCCCTGCATGATGATGTGGTCGGCTTCTGCGAATACGGCGTAGCCGTGGAAACGACCGATGAGCATGAGGGCGTCTACCAGATCTCGTATATCGCCACCGCTTTGAAGGTGCGTGGCACACATCTCGGAGACACTCTGCTCTCCTCGGTTATCGTGCGCCTGCGTGACGATGCCTGGCGTTTCAACCGCACGCCACTCGTGCTCACCCAGGTGGATCCGCGCAACAAGCCCAGCATGGACCTGTTCACACGATTCGGATTCATGGACGAGGGGCCGGATCCCGACGACCCGGAATACCATCTGCTGTCCCTGGAGTTTACCCCGCAGGAGCGCGGAAACTACTTCGGCAGCACACTCGCGTTCTTCTGACATTTCGGGTATAGCTCCGCCAGACCTATCGGCTATGATGGGGAGGCGAAGCGTCCTCCTTTCTGATAAGCAAGCTGGTCGATGTTTCACACGCCCTGCCGATGTTCCAGATCGACAGGGCAATTCTTTTTCTATCGATTGACCACGTAATTCGGGTCGGTGACTATATAGGAGTAGTTGTCCTCCCCGCCGGTGCCGGAATACACGTCTCCGACGTCGCGGAATGCTATGGCAACCATCTTCGCGTCCAATGGAACCTGGAACGGATAGGTGACCGTGCTGGTCAATCCCGGCTGGAGCTGGGCGTTGCACTCGGGGTTGCCTTCGACCTGATACAGATTCTTGATGGGCGTGTATTTCTGGTTCTTCGAGTTCAACGCGACTATCTCATAGGGGTAGCTGCAGGTGATGTCCATCGGACTGCTGGTGTTGTTCGTGACCTCCACCTTGGCCACCCAGTACTTGGTGTTCGCGTCCGGTGTCTTTGGCCCCGTATTGGCCGTTGCTGCATCCGTCGCCGCATGTGTCGAAGCTGATGGTGGGCTGTTCGCCGGCTTCGAGGACCTTCATTTCGACGCCGCCGCTGACGGCGGTCTCCCCCGTGCCCGAAGCGTCGGTGTTGGATCCCGTGTCGTTGGGATCTTCCTGGGGGTTGAGTTTTTCGTTCGCGTCGGCTAGCTGCGCTTTGACGGAGTCCAATGATGTATTGAGGTCTTGGATGTCCGACTTCTGCTGGTTGATGATGGGCGTGGCGTACAGGTACATGCCTCCGAGTCCGCCGGCTAGTCCCACGACCAGTCCTATGGCTGCGGCGATGGCGATGACGGCCGCCGTTGGGAGCTTCTTCTTCGGTGCCGGCGTTGGCGCGGATGGTGCTGCTGCGGGCTGGCTATCCTGCGTTGCCGGCGGCTGCTGTGCCTGCATGGGGATTGGCTCGGTCACGGTTCTCTTCTTTCTTCTAGACGACCACACTGTCGTGCAGCCAGTTTTTGTATGCCCGGATTACCCAGGGCATGACGTTGAGTTCTCGTGCTATGGCACATTCGTCGCCGTCGAAGATAATCTCGGCGGACTGATATTCGAGCTGGTTGACGAGCATGCGTGCGGCCTCCATGTCAGCCCTCCGCTCGGTTGCGGAGTCGCATTTGCATCCTACGTCGTGGTGACGGGCATGACTAATCTCATGTGCGAGCACGCACCGGCGTTGGATTGGTGTGAGCCGGTCGCTGATGAGTATGCGGTTGTTTGCCGCGTCGTAGCCGCCCTCAAGATCTGCCGGCAACGCCAGCTCGTACACGTTGGCCCATTTACGGGCGATGGTCTCCACGTCGATCATGGCATTTCCTCGTATGCTTCCTGCTCGCGCTCGATGTCGCCGTACTTCGCGGCAAGATTAAGAGTGGACGGATCGATAGAATTATCGTCACGCAAAGTGGGGAAATAAATTGAACCATCGTTAATCATGTGGTCAAGGCATAAATCGATTTCCTCAATGACGCCGCGAGTTTCTCGCCCTCGCTTTTGGGGTGAGGCGTTCCGACCCGCTCGTTGCGAAGTTTCGTCATCGAGGAAATGACCGTATTTTAAAAGACAAATCGCAGCAAAAGCAGGGGCTGTAATATTAACCTTATTAGCCGCCCTTTGCTCGGACAGGGTTGGAGAATGGCGAACCATTTTATTACGTATCTCGTTTGGACCGTTAAGCGCGGTTGACACTAAATATTCTGAGACCTTTGCCATGATACTCGGAATCGAATTCAACAATGATTGATTGATTTGTTGTATTACTGGACCGTCGGACATTTTCTTCGGCGGTACGCCCAATAATTCGAAATGATTTCCATTAAGGGCTTTGCGGAGCTCCTCTCTACTAATTGAAGCTCCTCCATCTAATTTGATATCGCCTTCACCAGGAAAAAGATCGGAGAGAACAAGAGATTCTCCCGTCAGTGACTCCAATGACTTGACAAGAATCAGCATGTTGAACAATGAGGCTGCAGAAGCATTTCTTTTCATACCCGAAATGAACCCCGGTGTCCATGTTGCTCCATAGCGCCTCGCTTCAGTCGCGATTTGATCCAACGTCAAGCCTTTGGCGGCTCTCATTGAATCTATATAAGCGTAGATGGCTTCATTAATTCTCATGTTCTCAATTTAACAACACGACACGCCAAAAGGCAAAATACAAGTTGTCATATTGAAACTCTGTGCTATCTTGTTAATCACGTTCTCATAACGACAACTTGTGAAAGGAGGTTTTGATAATGCCGGCAATTGCTATGAGTCCGATTCTCAGCCCCAAGGAGGTATTCGAGCACTACGGGCTCAAGCCCAATCATCTGGCCCAGCTGCGCTACCAGAAGAAAGGCCCACGCTACATCCAGGCGACGCCGCGAACGGTTTTGTACCGACAAAGCGACATCGAAGATTGGCTGACTGCAAACACGGTGGAGACCGAAGACAGCAAGGAAATGAAAAAGGCATCCGCCGCCACGGATGCCGAGATCAAATGAAAGAAGGTTCAAATGAACAACACCATTCTAACCGACAACAAGGAAATCGAAACCCTCGACCTCCCCTCATGGTGGAGCGACGACTTCCCCTGCGTAGCAACCTTGCTCAAGACCGGGTTCAAGGGGCACCGTCAGCTGTTCGCAGCTGACGTGGATGTCCTCCCCGGCGTCGGCTTCGCGTTCTATCAGGCCACATGGCTCAACGACCATGATGCTGTGACAGACGAGAGCATGACGACGATCATCCCGTTCAACAACATCGAAAGCATCGAACAGATGGATCCAGTGGATGCGAAGGACGGTGACCTCAAATGAGCGATTCCCTGATTCAGGTCCCGTTCCACGGTGACACCATCGAAGCCGTTGCCAAGAACGACACGTGGATGGCGTCGTTGAGGCGCATGTGCGAAAACCTCGGCGTGGACTACAAAACTCAGGCCCGAAAGCTGAAAGAGAAGAAGTGGGCAGTTGTGGTCATCATGCCCACGACTGGCTCGGATGGCAAAACCTATGAGATGGCGATGATCGACCGTCGCACGATGACCATGTGGCTCGCGGGCATCAACCCGAGCAAGGTCAAGCCGGAACTACGCGAGAAAATCGAGGCCTACCAGTGCGAAGCCGCCGACGCATTGGACAAGTACTTCAACGAGGGTGCCGCCATCCGATTCAAAACCAACAGCATGGATGAGGAGTCGTTGATTCTGGCGAAGGCGAACCCAGATCCAATCCCGCCTGCTCGGCGAAGCCCGCCGGGAGAATCTCGAACTCCGTGCCAGCAACGAGAAAATGAGGCCTCTCGCCCTGTTGGGTGAGGCGTTCGTCTCGGCGGACGGGACGATGAGCGTAAGACAGGCCGCACGTCATTTCCAAGCCATCGACAAGCGGATGAACTGCGACACCGTGTACGGGATACTGCGCGGTGCCGGCTATATCGAACTGCGTTCGAAAGCGCCGACCGTCAAGGCCGTCAAGCCCGGCTATCTGAAACCCGTCATGTCTCGCAAGGCGAACGGGAAGCTTGACCGCCAGTACGCGCGGTTCACCGCCAAGGGTGTGAACTGGTTCATCGACCGGTTCATCTACGGGCGCAGCCAGGGTCGACTCCCGGGGGTGGCGTGATGAGCGTCGCAACAAAACCGAAGACGCAGCGCCGGACGATGCCGGATGCCATGGAAGTCGAACTGTTCAAGGATCTGAGGCGCACGCTTCCCAAGGCATGCCATTACGACCGGAACGGGAATCTGCTGTGGCATTACGTCAGGATTCCGGAAATGCTGATTTACGGCGGGGCTCCCACCCTGTGCGGCTGCTGGCTGAAAGACGATCCGAAACACACGGTTTATCGCAGCAGCCGCAACGAAGGGACTCCGAAATTACTCTGTCCTCGATGCCAGGTCATGCACCGGTACCTCTTCGAGGCGGGTGCGTGATGGCCGGTAGTCAAATCGAATCGTCTCCTGACGGCTGGCCGATCGCCAAGGTGGCGAGCTTCCTTGGTGTCTCGAAGGGCAGTCTCTACGTGTGGTCGTGCCACGACAAGTGGGGAGGCCGGTATCCGCCCGCGCCGAAACGCGTAGGCCGCAGGCTCGTTTGGAATCCACAGGAGGTCATCGACTACCGGGACCGGCGGTGCGCGATAAGCCGCAAGGAGCTGGTCTACGGCGAATAAGGGTTTCCCGGATTCAAAACCGGGAGAAAAGGAAGAGGTGCCGGCGTCGCACTGTCCAAGGTTCACGCCGGCACCAACATCACCAATCACATTGAAAGGAAAACAAGTGATGTCAGGACACAAGATTACCGGAATCCACGCCATCGGCGTCGAGATCCCGAAGGGAATGTCATTCAAGGAGCTCATGGAGCAGCTGCTTGAGGGAGGAGAGGCTGAGTTGGAGAAGGAGTTGGACGAGGAGACGCGCCAGCCGGAAACCGGCAAGTGCGATTGTCCGGTGTGCGATCCGGACAAGGACACCGTGGAGGAAAGATTGTTCCATCCGGTCGATCAGTGGCAGCACGCCGTCGATGTGGCCAGTGACGTGCATGACGCGGCCGGCTCTCTCGAACACGCGCTGTTCGAGCTGGGTGAGAACCCGTTGGCGTTCGAGGCGTCGATGATCCTCAGCCAGTCGCTGACCCTGCTGCGTGCCATCCAACGCAAGCGCAAGGAGGTTGCGGAATGAGCATCGAAGCATTGCGCAAAAAGCGGCGTATGCGCCGACCCCGGCCGAGGTTAACGGACGGGCAGAAATCGGCCGTATTACTGGCTCTCACGTTCTGCGAGGGTTGGCTGGTCGGTTTCGCCGGCACGCATAGTCGCATCCCAAGTCCGGTGGGTACGCCGCAGTGGATGATAACCGGCTCGCTCGCATTGGCGGTCATCCTGCCGCTCATGTTCGTGGGAATCCTGTTGAAGTGGGGCGGCGATGGAACAGCCAAGTGAGTTCACGCTCTGCCTGCCGGGCGACCCGGTGCCGAAGGGGCGTCCCCGCGTCTACAACGGGCACGCGATAACCCCGAAACGCACCGTCAGGGCGGAGGAACGCCTGTTCGCGGAATTCCGGTTGAAATACCCGCAGGCGAAACCATACCAGTGCCCGGTCAGGTTGGAGGCCGAATTCTGGATGAGCCATCGCGGCCGTCCCGACCTCGACAACCTCCTGAAATTGGTGCTCGATTCACTGAACGGCGTCGCCTACGTGGATGACGCGCAGGTCGTCGAATCCCACGCCAGCAAGCGGATGCCCGACCTATGGGTCTACGGGTCGAAGGGCCGCTACCGGAAGCGCAAGAGCGGCGACCCCTACACGTGTTGCGGGCACGAGTACGAGCCGCACCTCTCTATCCGTATCAAGCCGCTCCCGGAATGGGAGCCGAACAAGCAAGGAGAACAATCATGAGCAAGCCGATCAACGAGCCACGCATGGTGCAACAGGCGCTCGTATCCGATGAGGACCTGAGCTTCGAACTGGCGGCCCTGGTGCCGACCGCGAACGGGATCACGAACGCCGCATCCACGTTCATCGACAAGGCCACCAAACTGTTGCTGTCCGACAAGATCATACTCACCAACGAGCAGCATACGGCCGTCACGTCGGCCATCGCCATCGCCCAACTGACCGTCAAGGAAGGCGCGGCCATATCGAAGCTGCTGCGCAACCCGGACGCTTCGGCGGAGGTCATAGCCGGACTGCGACTCACCTCCGAGGACAGGCAGGATGCCTGA